ATCCAGAAGCAATTAGGAGTGAAAAAATGAGCAATAGAACTTGGTTTTTCACCCAAAGAAAAGATGATTGGTCAACGGGGATAGATATGGCACCACCTCCAATGAGCAAAGATGACCCAAATTGTCAGGCAGATTGTGAATGTCACGATATGCCAGACGTATCTGAGAGTGTGGAACTGACTCCTGAAGCCGAAAAGTGGTTTAAAGAGCAGGGACTCAGACACCCAGAGGAGGTAAGGCAAATTAAATTGAAAAATAATGAAAATAATGGTTGACAACACGCTATAAGTCGTGTATAATGTACTTATAAATTGATAATTATGAAGCGAAAGTGGAGACGATATGAAATACAAAGTAATGATGATTGATGAATCAGTCGAAAAAGACCTCTCACGAGAGGATGTAGTTGAATTACTACAAAATGATGTAGCAACCGTTACATTCACAAAAGTAGATGGAACAGAACGTGCAATGTCTTGTACGTTACTTCAAGAAGTTCTTTCCCAACGTGCGCCAATTGTGCCTGCAGATAAGCCGCAGAAGCCACCTAAAGCACCCAATCCCAACACAGTTGCAGTCTTTGATATGAAAGCCAATGGCTGGCGTTCATTTCGACTCGATTCGGTAAAATCGATTGAGTTCCCAGATAGCATCTTCACCGATGAAGGCATCTCTTACCCAACACTTTAAATAGGAATATTAATGCGTAAGAATGATGTTAAAGTTCTAAGCGAGATAGAACACGTACTCCATCGACCCGGAATGTATGTGGGAGATACCACACTTGGTACCCACAGCAAATGGGTGATGGAGAACGATTCTATCGTGAAAAAACAGGTCAAGATTGTACCCGCTTTTCTCAAATTGTTTGATGAAGTTGTATCTAACAGCATTGACGAAGGTTTCAGGACGAATTTCAAATTTGCTAATGAAATCAAGGTCAATCTAGAAGACAATGGCAAAATCACAGTGACCGATAATGGTCGAGGAATCCCAGTTGTGGAGTCTCTTGACGATGCCGGTATCACACAGGCTGAACAAGCCTTTACCAATCTGAGAGCAGGAGCAAACTTTGATGACGATGGACACGTTTCTATCGGTACTCACGGTCTTGGTGCTACTCTTGTCAATATCCTATCTAAGAAATTTATCGCTCATACTGATGACGGCAAGAAGCATTTTCGTCTCCAGTGTGCGAGGAATCTCTCTGAGTATGATACTGAGATTACGAAGTCAAAGGGTGAGCAAGGCACATCCGTTTCTTATTTCGCAGACTTTGATAGGCTCGGAATGAAAACGATTGATGCTGACCACAAAGGACTTATTGAAAAACGAGTCAATGACCTAGCAGTCTGTTTTCCAAAAATCAGATTCAAATTCAATGGTCGAGTTGTTCAATCAGGAACATTTAAGCAGTATCTCAAAAAAATAGGAGATGTTTATGAAATTATTGAGACTCCTAAATTCAAAGTTGCAGTCTTGCCAGCGGAGACTAATGAGAACATTAGTTTCATCAATGGTATTGATACCTTCGGTGGCGGAGTTCATTGTGATATTGTGTCTAACGATATTGCTACCGCTCTAAAGGATGCAATCAAGAAAAAGCATCGATTAGATATTAGACCATCCGATATCAAAAATCATATGCTATTTGTCATAATCACGAATTCAGTTGGCGACCCAAAGTTTGATAGCCAGACGAAGGAACGATTGACGAATAATGCCAATGATATCAAACCGATATTCGATGGTGTGACTGAAGAAAAATTCATCGGTCGTATTATGCGAAATGATGAACTGGTCGAGCCTATCATCGAAGCCTTGCTACTCAAGAAGCAGTTAGCAGATGCCCGTGCCTTGAAGAAGGCCAACAAGGGTATGAAGAAGGCCAAAGTTGCTAGTCATATATCAGCATCGAGCAAAGACCCAGAGGATAAGATACTTTTTATCACTGAGGGTCAATCAGCAATCAGTAACTTGATTAATGTACGTAATACATCCATACACGGTGGATTCCCACTACGTGGTAAACCTCGAAATGTACGTGAATTGAAGCCTACTGAGATTATGAAAAATAAGGAACTTTCAGAACTGATGTCCATCATCGGTCTTGAATTGGGTGAACCAGCAGATGATTTGAATTACGGAAAAATTGGTATCTTAGCAGATGCAGATTATGACGGATTCTCAATCGCCGCATTGCTGGTGAACTTCTTCTCGAACTGGAAGCAACTGTTTGATGAAGAGCGAGTTCTCCTAATCAAATCACCTATCGTAGTTGCTACGAAAGCCAAGCAAATCAAACGATTTTACGACCTCAAAGATTTTGTTGCGGAATCGCTTGACTCTTCCTGGAAAATACAGTATAATAAAGGTCTAGGTAGTCTTTCAATAGACGAATACGATTTGATGATAAATGACCCAGTCACGGAAGTGATAGCATTTGATAGCGAGGCTAACAATTCGCTTGAGACTGCATTTGGTAAAAACCCAATCCCAAGGAAAAGGTGGTTAATGGTATGATGAATGTAACTCAACTTATCGACAATCAGTACAAAGACTATTCCAAATATGTCCTGTACAGTCGAGCGATTCCACATCTGATTGATGGTCTAAAACCCTCACAGCGGAAGATTCTCTATACAGCATTGAAAACTGCTAAGAATGGAAGAATCAAAACTGCCTCTCTGAGTGGCAATACGATTTCGACTGCGAATTATCATCACGGCGATGCTTCACTAAACGAAGCAATCACGAAAATGGTACAGTCTCACTCGAATAATATATCATTATTACAGGGTGAAGGTAGTTTCGGGTCGAGACTTGTACCTGATGCCGCGGCACCTCGATATACGTATGTCAAAATGAGTGATAACTTTGATAAGTTTTTCGCTGATACGATGGTCGCTGATAGAGCCATTGACCCAGAAGACCCAGAACCAGCATTCTATCTTCCTATTATCCCTTGGGTTCTAGTGAATGGAGTTAAAGGAATTGCAGTCGGATTTGCCACGGATATCCAACCTAGGAATCCTCAAGAGATTGCAGATTTATGTCAGTTGTATCTTGATGGATATGATATAGACCTAGAAGAACCACCACTCCCATATTACCCAGAGTTCTCTGGAAACGTATTTAGGGATACAGATGGAAACACATATTGCGAGGGAACATATATATTAACAGGACAAACCAAATTAGAAATTACGGAAGTTCCTGTCGGATTCAATCGGGAATCCTATGTCACTATATTGGACAAGTTAGAAGAAGAAGGCAAGATTGTCGGCTATACTGATAAGTGTGATAAGTCGGGATTCAATTTTGATGTAACTCTAAAGCGAGGCAAGAAACTCAAAGACCACCAGATTGTATCGATGTTCAAGTTACGTAAGAAAATTAACGAGAACATTACTGTTATTGACCACAATGGGTCATTGAAAGTATATGATTCGCCTATCGGTATTATCAAAGACTTTTGTGACTATCGTATCACCAAATATGCCGAGAGGTTCAAATATCTGATTGCTGATGGCAAAGACAGGTTGTCCATCATTCAAGCCAAAGTCAAGTTTATTGAGATGATATTGGATGGAACTCTAGATTTTAAGAATAAAAATCGAGAAACCATCAAAAAAGAGTTGACAAATCACTTTGAGCCTGTTATAATAGATATATTAATTAAGATGCCAATTTACTCTTTATGTCAAGATGTGATGTCAGACCTGATTAATGAGGGTACAACATTATATAAACAGATAAAAGAGTGGGAAGTTATCGACACAACGAAAGAATTCATCCGTGAACTGAAAGGACTTTGATATGGAATTTGTTAATGAAATAAACGAAAAAGAGGAGTCTGTAAAAGTGGACTCAAACTCTCTGGAAATTGGTTACATTAAATATACCAGCGAAGATATCTCCTTTGAAATCAAAGATGTCAAAGTTAAGGATGTCCAGGGCCTACGAGAATTCTTGTGGGAAATTATTGATGAAATTGATAGCAAAGAGGGACGATAATAAATGATATTAGTAGATTATAATCAAGTGATGATTGGGTCCTTGATGATGAACGCAAAAACCCAAGCAGATGTTTCAGAGGATTTGTTACGCCATATGGTGTTGAATAGTATCCGTAATTATAGGAAGCAATTCAATAAAACATATGGTGAGATTGTCCTCTGCAACGACAGTAGACACTACTGGCGAAAAGATGTCTTCCCACTGTATAAAGCGGGTCGTAAAGGTGCCAGAGATGCTTCGCCTTTTGATTGGAAAGAAATTTTTCAAATCTTTGATAAGTTGAAAGAGGAATTGAAAGATAATTTTCCATACAAATATGTTGAAGTTATGGGTGCTGAAGCGGATGATATTATCGGTGTGATATGCAAATATCACCACGCAACTGAAAAGATGTTGATATTGTCTTCCGATAAGGATTTTATTCAACTGCATAAATATAGGGGTGTTGCACAATATTCTCCTTCACAGAAGAAATTTGTAAAGCACGTTAATCCAGTTGCGTATTTGAAAGAACATACAATTCGTGGTGACAGAGGAGATGGAGTGCCAAACTTTTTGAGTGCAGATGATGTACTTGTTGAAGGAGTGAGGCAGAATTCTATCTCTAAAAAGAAGTTAGACATTTGGTTGACACAATCGACCGATGAGATGTGTACGACTCAAGAGATGACTGATAGGTTTGCACGAAACAACCAGTTAGTTAATCTTGATATGATTCCACAAGACCTTGTGAACGATATTCAAAATGCGTTTCAGAAGGAGCCTACAGGAACACGTAGAAAACTTTATGACTATTTTATTCAAAACAAACTAGCAAGGTTAGTCGATGTTATCACAGATTTTTAAATGTAAGGTATATGATACATTAAAGTGTATAATGTAAGGTATATGATACATTATGACATATAATTAAGGAGTCGATATGGAAGTTACAATTACAGATGAAGGTACGTTTGAGTTCTTATTTGATAAATGGGACATATTTGTCCAGATGTTGGGTTTAGGATTCACGATTGCCCTTGTTGTAGTTGTGATTGTCGCATCAATGAAATTGGGTTGGAAGTATTGGCCTTGGGTATTAGGTGCCGGTGCTTTGGCCTTTTTATTCTTTTAGGAGAAATTATGGAAGTAGTGGTTTATAGTCGAGATAATTGTGTATTTTGTGACAAAGCAAAATCACTTTTACAGGTAAAGGAAATAGCATATACGGAAGAGATTGTCGGTATTGATATTTCTAAGGATGAACTTTTTAAGAAACTAGGCAAAGAAGTAAGGTCAGTACCACAAATAGTGGTTGACAAAACCCTCATAGGGGGTTATAATGAACTTACTGAATATTTAGCGGAGAAAGAAAATTATGACAGAAGTGAGCAAAATACTACAAACGCTTGAAGGTAACAATTCAAGATTGTTTAAAGAAGCGACCCTTGAGGAGAACAAGGATAATGAAACTCTAAAGCGTGTTCTAACGGCCGCCCTGGACCCGTACACGCAGTATTATCAACGAAAAATCCCAGAATATGACCGCAAAGAAGGTACAATGTCACTAGATTGGGCATTGGGTTCCCTCAAAGTTTTAACGTCACGAGAAGAGACTGGTAACGCCGCTATCGGTCGATTAAAGAACACTTTGGGCAGACTGAACGAAGAAGATGCAGAAGTCTTAAAACGTGTGGTAACGAAGGACCTGAAGTGTGGTGTGTCGATAGCGACCGTCAATAAAGTCTTTGGTAAAGACTTCATTCAGACCTACCCGTGTATGTTAGCCAGTGCATTCAATCAGAAGTCATTTCAAGCGATTAAATATCCCGCATTAGTTCAGACAAAAATGGATGGTATGAGAGCAAATATCCTTATTGATGGTGAAGGTAAAGTCGAAGTTCGTTCAAGAAGCGGGCGAGAGATTGACCTCAAAGGACATTTCGATGAGTATATTAGGTCGATATTTTATAAGTCTGCCGTTCTTGATGACATAACACATTTCCGTGGAGCCGTCTTAGATGGTGAGTTAGTTGTTCTTGCCGAGGATGGTGGAATTTTAGATAGAAAGACTGGTAATGGAATTCTAAATAAAGCAGTGAAAGGCACCATATCAAAAGAAGAAGCATCACGAGTTAGATTGTGGTGTTGGGATATGATTCCTCTTGCAGATTTCAAAGACGGGCTTTGTAAGATACCATATTTCGATAGGCTTGATGTTTTGAATGACAGGATGGAAGATGTTTATAATGTTCAAGAAACTCCTGATTTGGTAAAAATTCTTCCAGCAGAAATGGTTGCTGATTATCAAGAAGCAGAAGAACTTTTCAATGCCGCCCTAGAAGCAGGGGAAGAAGGCGTGATTGTGAAGAACGGTGATTCCATCTGGGAAAATAAGCGTTCTAAATATCAAGTGAAGATGAAAGCAGAACTTGAAGCAGACCTTCTAGTCGAGGATGTTATTGAGGGTTCTGGAAGAATTGAAGGTTTAGTAGGCTCCCTAAGTTGCACAACAAAAGATGGAAAACTTAAAGTTAATGTTGGTTCGGGTCTTACTGATGAAGACCGAAAGAAATCTCCTGATGAATTTATTGGGAAGATAATTTCAGTGAAGTATAATGAAAAGATTAAGGACAAGAATAGCGATACGTTCTCATTGTTTTTGCCTATCTTTCAAGAACTAAGATTAGATTAATCAGAAGCAGATAATATCTAGAAAGGTTTAGATGGAAGTACGTGTAAGAAATAACAATGTTGAAAAAGCAGTAAAGATTTTAAAGAAAAAACTTCAAAAG